AATTTGCGATTGCGCGGCTTCTAGGTCTGCTTTGTTTGCGAATGGGTTAAAGCTCATTTCGAGTTCGATTTTTGATTGATTTGTGTTACGTCAAGATTTTTTTTCAGATAATTTCATCTGCTAGTCCTAGGTCGATTGCACGTTGTCCAGAATACCAGCCAGCGCGGAAAACTTCTTCGTCGATGTCTGGTCTGCGCTCTGAAACAAACGCTTTAAAAGCATCGCCAAATTGATTTGCTGACTCTTGCAAAAATGCTAGTTGCTCTGCATTCGGCTCCAAATGGAAAGTTGATTTCAGCGTTGCGCCTTCGTTGGTTATTGCCTTTGCCTCAATTCCGATATTGCGCTCGTATTGAGTATAATCATACCAAGTCATGATTGTGCCGATGTTGCCGATCTGCGCAGTCTCAGAAATCACAATGCGATTGGTAGCACTTGCCAGCATGTAAGCCGCAGAGCAAGCGCAAGACATTACCGTTGCGGCAGTTGGCACGGATAGCGCGGAAATATAGCGCGAAAGCTCAATTGCCCCATTTACGCTGCCTCCACCGCTATTGATTACAAAGTTGATTGCTTGCGCTCCTTGCTCCATCAAATCATCAATCTCATCTTTGATCGAATCGTAACTGGTCACGATGCCGACCTTTTCATAGATTGCTGGAACTCCATTTGTCAGCATCCCCTGAATCGAGATTGTGCCGATGCCGTTTTCAATAAATGGTTTCGGGCGTAGATTGTAAAAATCATCAATCTCGATTTCGTCAAGACTAGCCGTCATTGCAGCGTTTAACTGTGACGCATCGCAAGCATAAAAGCGTTGCATTGCAAGGTGATTATGCAGTTGGTTCTTCATTCGGTGTAGATTGTTGTTGGCTCATTTCGTTTGGCGTGAGCATCACCATTTCGCGATCTTCGATGACCACTTTGTATTTTTCTGCTACTTGCGCGGCAATGACTTTGCGCATTGCGATTTCCTCAGCTCGCTCGGTGTAATGCTCGGTGAGGGTTGTCCCTTGCGCCTCCAGAATGTCGCCAAGGTTAGTAGTTCCAAGTTTGAATCCTTCACGCATCATCTGCGCTTCTCTACCGTCATCCACGGTCAAACGTGGCGGCATGGTAAACGACCAAGAAAACGGCGCGGCAACTTGTGTGATTTTTCCGTTGGCAGCTAGCACCGCATAAGCGTATTCCAGCTTCCGCTTGGCAATGTATTTCAGCACCTTTTGGCGTGCAAGAATAGCCCTGCGAGCGCGTTCAACTTCTGCCCGTTCTGCCGTGCCTTGCCCCGCTGGTTTCCAAGTCATCGAGTATGACCAGCCAATGCCGATCAAGCTCATGCGAATCATGCGATCATGAAAAGATTCCCAAATTTCTCCGGGGTTTTCGTGCTTGATTGTCTCGATTTTGCTGCCGCTTCCAGCTACAAAATAGCGGTTTGTTCCCGCTTGCAATCGCTCAAAAGTGATACCACTTGCCCCGTTGCAAGTTGGCAAATCTCCGTTTGCTGGATCGTCTAAATCAGCACCACCAATCTCGTTATGCTCAACTAGTCCAATGCTTGAAACGATCATTTGACGGATGCGTTCGTATTCTGTGGATTGTAGGCAATGCTTGAGATCCTCTAGCGCGTGCGTGAAGCTTGGCAATCCGCGCCCTTGCTCCTGCCATTCGGGGTTGAAACCATGGATGATTTTGTAAGCGGGAAAATCCTCGTATTCCGTGGCTTGCGTTCCCGTGCTGATGCGATATGCAATCGGTCTGCCAGCTTTGTTGTAAATCACGCCATCGCGAATCACCGCGCCTTTGTATTTCCCGTCCTTTAGCTCTTGTCCATCCGCTGCGTTTTTACTCCAACATTGATGGTAGGGGATGCTTTGAAACTGCGGAAAAGTCCCGCTTGAATCATAGGTTAAAAGCGTAAAATCCCCGCCGTCACGATCCATGGCGATGGATGTCAAACGTAGGTCTGTTTGCCAATCATACATACCGCCGCGGATGTCACAGTTAGGGTAAAGGACATTGATTAGGTATTGCGTGGCAGCATTGCCTGCGTCTCTATCGCTGCCCGTGTAAGTTGGAAGCCAAGCCTCGCCTACGCTGTAATCCGCCTTCTGATTGATTGCAGCGCGTGGCACTCCCGTGTTTGTGTATAAACGCCGTGACAATGCCGAAAGCGTTCTACGGTCATTCATGGGGATAAGCTTGTCAATATCACCCTCTCGGTTTTCATATTGCGGCGAGCGGCGAACGTCACGCGTGGCAGCGTGCGCGAATTTTACATAGGGGCTTCCGTATTGGTCAACGATCATGAGAAAAATACACGGGTTCGGGTTGTCGAATAAAAGCCGTTGTCGTAATGCCACACGACCCGTTCTAAGAGTGCTAGCCTGTCAGCTTTGGAAATAGTCGTTGACTGTGAAAACGTTTGACCGTTTACCGTTGCGCTTGTCAGTTCTTTTCCTGCGTCCGCTGATGTGGCAACTTCCAGCGCAATCGTGGCGTATTCGTCACGGATTGACTGCATGGCAGTCGCGTTCGTTCGCGTAGCCTTTGCCACCGTTAATGCTAGCCGTGCAAGATTCATGCGCGTATTGCGCGATCGATTTTCCTTGCGTCAAGTATTTTTTTCTGCTAATTCATTCCCGCCATGAAATTTTGTATCATCTCTGCAATCATCACAGCTATTGCATCAATCACAGTTCCTGCATTCGCTTTGCTCTGCGTCCCGCTTGTTGTCGCCTACGCTATTTTTTCAATCGGTTTATTTTTTCGGGGGGAAATTGCAAAAGGTTTTTTCGTTGCCGCTCTCTGCCCTATTCTGCCGATGTTAGCGGTATTTGGTCAATCATTCATTCTTGAAAACACCACGAACATAGGCAACTGCAACGTTGTAATACAAGCAATCCCAAAGGTGGTTGTTGCGGTTCAGTGTCTTCCAGAATTGCGTGACGTTACCTTTTGCGTCTGTCGTCTCGGCTCGGATTTCTGCTTTTAGGTGATTGCGGAAATTGTCAGAAACGTCAAGCGGTAGCTCGATTCTTCCAGCGTTCAAAAGTCCGTCTGTGTCATCTTTAAATCGTTTTGAACTAACAAAGAAATAGCGAACGATTTGCTTGCTCTTGGTCATCATGCGCCCATATTTTGAGTATGCCTTGGCAACTTGTTTTCCGTCCTGCGTCTGGTGAGTGAACTCTAGCTTGTCACTTCCACGGATGCCAGTCCACCCGTTGCGCTCAATCATCGCGAGAACGTCGAGGTTTTCCGTGTCCCATGAAATGTCCACAAACACGTTACTAGCTGCGATTCCAGCTTTGTCCTGCACCGCTTTGAGCTTTGACTCGCTGTCTATGTAACCCTCAGAAAGCACCTTGCATTTCGCATCTTTAGTCCATGCCGCGCCAATGTGCCAGTAATGTCCCTTGCCGCAGTCAATAGTCATGTATCTGCCATGCTCATTTTCGATTGGTGTTGCGCTTAGTTCTTCTTTTGAAAAGTCACCGATGGCTATTTCCTTTTTATCTGGAACATAGTTTTCGTCCCAAAACTCTGCAAAGTCTTTTTGCCTCAACTGCTTCCACGGTTCAATCCGTCCGTTATTGAGTTGATCCTTTGCGTCGAGAATCCTGCCCACAACTTCGCTGTATGACACCCACCACATTGTGAGCCGTGTCACGCCATGGATGTAAACCATGCGCGGATTGCTGCCGATGCGCTCTAAAATGTAGGTGCTTGAATCGCACAAAGCGCGTCGATCCTGAATGCTGTCCTTGTGAATGTGTCCACAGTTCGGGCATTGAATCCGCGCCGTGTCGCAAGTTGCTTGCCGATCAAGTTCGCCGTCTTTTTTTACAATGTCGTATTTTAGATTCGCATCACTCCAATCGTGGTAGTTTCCGCATCCCTGACATGCCCACTTGTAAATGTATTCCGTAGCAATCTCGCGTTTCCTAAATCCCTCCTTGTGCTTGTATCCTCCCTGCGAAACAAAGAAAGCTTTTCGATTCCACCGCTCATGATGCCGCGCTAATGCTTCTTTTATCAACCCGTCTCACGGGCAGTATAAATGCATAAATTTTGCAATAAGCTCTTAAAAACCATGGCAGGAAAGCACATACCAAAGGACACGCACGAATGCACCATGTCAGAACTGGCGGAAATGTTCGGTTTATCGGTGGCAAGGGTCACTCAATTGCATTCTGAGGGCGTAGTCAGAAAGACAAAAACAGGCAAGGCAGACTTGATCGAGTCGGTAAAAGCTTACGTTGCCAAGTTGCGCGAAAAGAAAAAAGACGTTGTCAGTTTTGAAGGCGTGCCAGACATCGACGAATCAAAAGCACGCAAGGAAGCGGCACAGGCGGGACTGGCAGAGTTGAAACTTGCCGAGGAAAAAATGGAAGTTGTCAGGATCGCAGAGATCGACACGCGAGATGCCAAGATTGGCGCGGCAGTCAGGGCTGCAACAATGAAACGCAGATCGGAACTTCCGCCAATTCTGGAAGGACTCAGCGCAAACCAGATTGCGGCAATCCTCGACGAACGGGATAGAGACTTTTTGGAAATGCTAGCCGACCAACAAAGCGAGTTTTGGGAGCGGCGTGAAAAACTAAAAGCAGCAATGGAAAATGAGTGATGCATTTTGCCGAGCGGTGCGACCGCCATCAGATTTACAAGTTGCCGATTGGTGCGCTCAAAACGTTCACATCGTAGGATCAGAGCGTTCATCAAAATTTGATATTGACCAGTTCCCATGGTGGCGTTTTCCGATGGAACAAATACGCAACCATGACGTGCAGGAGGTGTATGTTACCATGCCAACTGGCAGCGGTAAATCAACCATGGCAGAAGCGTTATTTTGCTACATCGTAAGCGAGGACGCGGGGAATCTTTTATACGCTTCACAAGCCAACGACAAAGCCAAGTTTTGGGCAGAATCTCGACTATTGCCAGCATTGAAAAAATGCAAGTCTCTCGAAACCTTGTGGCCTGAGGATCGGCACAGTTCGCGCAAAACTGAAATCATTTGGCCACACATGGCGATGCAATTTGTCGGTGCGAACTTGACAAACTTCCAAGAGGTATCGGTGCGCTATCTATACGGGGATGAAGACTGGCGATGGGATGAAGGGCTTATCAAAGAAGCATTAGACCGCCATCACAACCGATGGAACCGCAAGGCCTACTTTGTCAGTCAGGGAGGATTCAAAAGCAAGGAAAGCTACAAAAAACGTCAGCTTGCCACGGAGTTTATTTTCAAATGGGCATGCCAAGGATGCGGAAATTACCACGATTGGAGCGATGCGAATCTGAAATATGACATTGTAAAAAAGGACAGCGAGATTGACCGTCAAGCTACTAGTGACACGGCGCGGATTGAATGCCCGAACTGCGGACACATTCACCGTGACCATATTCAGGAACGC